ACGCGGCCCTTGGCGTCGACCGTGACGCTGCGATACGTGCCCGCGCTGACGCCGGTATTTGCAAGGGTCACGCTGATGGCGGTTGCGCCTGATCCAGTGGCGTCGCCGCTGAGCGTGATCGACTGGTTGCCGGTCAGGTAGGCGGCTGTGTCGAGCGTCCAGGTGTCAGCTGCGGTCTTGCGCAACAGGCCGGCAGTACCGGCCAGGGCCGCGATGGCAGTCAGGTCGGCATCGAGCGGCTGCGCGTCGCTGATGCCGTAGCCTGACAGCGTGGTTGGCTTGCCGGTGATCGCCGCCCACGCCGGGGTGATGGGGACGGCGGCGCCGATGCTGGTGACGCGGCCCTTGGCGTCGACCGTGAACGGCCGCACCGAGGTGGCGTTGTCGTTGTAGGTGCCTGCACTGACGCCACTGTTGGCCAGCGTCAGCGTGATGGCCGTGGCGCCCGAGCCCGTTGCGTCACCGCTGATGGTGACGGTCTGGTTGCCGGTCAGGTAGCTGGCGGTGTCAAGGCCCCAGGTGTTGGCCGCCGTCTTGCGCAGCAGGCCGGCGGTGCCGGCGAGCGCGCCGATGGCTTGCAGGTCGGCGTCATAGGCCTGCACGTCGGTGCCGATGGCCAGGCCGAGCGCAACGCGCTGGGCGGCGGCGTCGGCCGCGGTGAGCACGGCCCGGCCGGCGGCGGTGCTGTCGCTGATGTCTGCCGCAGCTAGCGTGACGGCGCCGGTACGGCCGGCAACCGACTGCACCGGGGCGGCAGCGGCAGCTTCGGCCGCCGTCGTGTACTGGCTGTGCGGGTCGGCTGCGGCGACGTGGGCGGCCACGGCGGCGCTGGCGGTGCCGGCTGGGTCTGCGCCTGCGTCGGCCGGCGTCAGCGTGACGGCGCCGGTCTTGCCGGCCACGCTCTGCACGGGTGCGGCAGCGGCGGCCTCGGCGGTGGTGGCGTACTGCGGGTGCGGGTCGGCGGCGGCCAGGTGCGAGGCGATGCCCGCGGCAGCGGTGCCCGCCGGCTCGGCGCCGATGTCGCCCGGGGTCAGCGCGTCGCTGCCGCCGGTGGCGTGGCTTGCCTTGTGCGCTGTGGGCGCGCGGGCATTGCTAAGACGCGGGTCGGTGCTTGCCGCGACGTTGGACAGTCCAGCACCGAGCGCTGCCTGTATTGCATTGACTGCATCCGCAAGCTGGTTGTGATGCGTCGGGTGGTCGTCTGCGCTGACGGTGGCATTGCCTTTGTCCGACGCAAGCTGATCGAGCGCCGCAGGGAATTGACTTGCCATGCTCAGTCCTCGGTCACAGGCACTCGGCAGACTTCGGTGACGTAACGTCGCAGCCCGGCGTGGGCAGCAGCAAGTCGATCGCCTGCTTGCGCGCCTTCTGCAAGTAGCTCTGCACCTTCTGCGAGTAGGTCTGCCAGTCCGTCACGCTGGTGCCGGAGGCGATCGCAGCCGGCGGCGGTGGTGGTGGCGTCGGCTCGATCGGCGCGAAGGTCGTCGAGGGCGCGGCGCAGGCCGTCAGCATCAGCGCGAGCAGCAGCAGCACGGGCCTGGGCGGCGCGAAGCGCCTGGTGGGCGTCATGGTCGATCCTCCGGGTGGCGTCACTCTGTGCGGCCAAGCGCGCGCGATCGGCCAGCCGCGCAGCCTCCTGGGCCGCGGCCTGGCGGGCGTTGCACTCCGCGGTGGCCTTGGCGTGCCCGGTGCGGTACATCCAGCCGGCGGCCCACAGCGCCGCCGCGGCTACGCCGGCTACCACCAGCAGACGCCAACCCACACCGAACCACGTCACGGCAGCAGCCTCCGCAGCAGGGCGTCAGTCTCGGCAATCTCGGCCGCGGTCATCTCGCTCACCGGATCGGCCGGCGCGCGGCGGATCTCGAAGCAGCGGACCTCGGGCGTGTAGTCCAGCTGCGCTACCGTGGCGCCGCACAGCACAGGCGGCTCGTTGAGCGGCACGATGCGCCCGTGCAGCATCGCGGCGCCGCGGCCGTTGGCCCAGCGCAGCCGGGTGTTGTAGAGGCGGTCGCTCACGGTGCCCGGCCCTCGCAAAGCGCGCGCTCCTCGGCGCGCCGCTTGGCCAGCCCGCTGCAACGGTTGGCCGGGTCGCGGCAGTCGCGGCCCTGGAAGTAGGTCCAGCGGTCGAACTCGGCGCAGGCGCCGGCGTAGTCTCCCGCGTTGAGCTTGCGCACCAGCGTCGAGCGGCACGCGGCGCCCGGGCCGACGTTGTAGGCCCAGGACACGATCGCGTCGTACTCGTGCTGGAACAGCGGCACGCGGATGCACTGCTGCAGCACCCCCTCGAAGCGTTGCACGTCGCGCAGCTTGCGTGCCAGCGCCTCGGTCGGTGTCGTGGTGTCGCCCATGCGCACCGGGCTGCCGTCGGGCCGCGTCGTGCTGCCGAACCCGACCGTGGGCACGTCTCCGGGCAGTGGACGCACGGCGTGGTCGGTGTAGCCCTCGGACAGGGCGATGCCGACCAGACCGGCGGCACTCAGCGCCAGCGATGCAACGGCGATGCGTGCGTGGCGCATCATGGCTTCAGGCTGTCCTGGCGCAGCACGCGCGCAGCAACCACGAGCACCGCCAGCACGCCGGGCACGATGTCAGCAGGCAAACCAACAAGGCCCAGCAGCGCCGTCTGCAGCTCTACCGGAAGGGCGGCCCAAACAGCGATCAGCGCCGCCAATTGCACCGACCAGAATTTCCACGCAGACCGCCAATCGTCTATCAGCTTCACGTCAATCCTCCTTCGGGCTTTGCGGTGCCCACGCCAGCCGCCACCATCGGTAAAGCAGAAAACCGATCTGCAGCACGAGGTAAAGCAGCGTCGCCCACAGGATCAGCTCGTTGAGCGACACTCCGGCCACGGTGGCGCCGGCCACAGTGATAGGGGGCGCCGCTTTTACGGCCTCGGCCGCGATCTCGTGCTTGGTGCTGGTCATGGCTGTTGGGTCGTATTGCTGGCGTCGGACTCTTGAACCTCGGCGCCGACGATGTTCCCGTCGGCGTCGCGCTTGACCGTCACGGACTTCTTGACCTCGCCGGTCTTGGCGTCCACCTGCACGTTGATCGTCACCGGCGCGGCTGCAGGAGCCGGCGCGGCGGCAGCGGCCGGGGTGGGCGCGGGAGCCGGCGCAGGCTGCGCCTTGGTCACGGCCTCTCGGGTGCGCTGCTCGATCTGCTTGGCTCGGTCGTCCATCGCCTGGGCCATGTCCTCGAGCCGGCGTTCCAGTTGCGCAATGGCGCGGTCGCTCGCGGCCTGGATTTCTGCCACCCTCGTCTTGGCGTCGGCGTCAATGCGGGCGACCTCGACCTTGGTGTCGGCGTCGCGGTTGATCTGGATCGTGCGGTTGGCCAGTTCGGCCTGGGCGCGCCGCAGTTCCTCGCTCACGCGGTCGATCTCGGCCGCGGCCTCGGAGCGCACCTGCAGGATGGCCTGCTGCATGTCGCCATCACCCGCACCGCCGGCCGCGGCGGCCATCGCAGCCTGCGCCTCGGCTTCGAGCTTGGCGGCGCGGGCGTTGAGCTCGCGCACCTTGGCCTGCTGCTCACCCAGCGCCGCACGCGCGGCCTCGCGCTGCATCTGCATCGCCTCGGCCTGGGCCATCGCCTGCTGCTCGGCCTGGGCCTGCTCCTCGGGCGACATGGGCTTGTTGGGGTCGCGCTCGCCGGTGAGCTTGCGGAACTGCTCGGCGATCTCGGCCTTGTTGGGCAAGTCCGAGAACTCCATGGCGATCGTCATGATCCGCAGGCTGACCTCGGGCGGCAGCCGTGTGGCCAGCTGGTTCAGCGCCTCGAACATCACCCCGCGCAGCGTGCCGGCGTAGTCCTGCTCGCTGACCACGAAGTCGGCCATGCTGCTGGTGATGTCGTTGATGAAGCGCACCGAGCCGTCGGGCTGCAGCTCGGGCACGTTGACCTTGACCCACTCCAGCGCACCCTTGGCGCCGGTCAGGCGCACCACCTTCTCCTGCGTGTACCACTGCTCGACCAGGCTGAGTTGCTTGGCGCCCTGCTCCTGCGTGGCCAGGCGCAGGTTGTCGAAGGGCTCGGTGGTGACGATGGAGCCCTGCAGTTGCCGCGCCTTGATCGCCTCGCCGGACACGGCATTGGTCTGCCGGCCCATGTTCTCGTCGGCCACGCCACCGCTGCGCTGGATGCTGCGGGTGGCCATCTCCATCATGTTGAGTTGGCCCGTGGCCGCGTCGGTGTCGCGGCGCAGTTCCACCTTGCGCCCGGCCTTGTAGACCAGCACGCCGTCGGGCCGGTCGGCCTCGTCGCGCAGCGCGTCCCAGTCGTTGGTGGCGCCCTCCTCGGCCACGATCTGGTTGGTGTTGAGCATGAACAGCGCCTTGCTCGCGCGCTTGTTCAAGTCCTGCTGGATGTCGCGCACGCGGCGGATCACGCCGTAGGGCAGGCGGTCACGGCTGCGGCGGTAGCACCAGATCGGCGTCAGGCTGAAGCGGTTGTGGCGGTACGGGCTCGGCGCCAGCGCCAGCAGCCGGCTGTCGGTGAAGACCGCGAAGTGAACCCGCATCATCAGCTTGTCCACTACGGCGCTGCCCAGCTTGCCCACCGCCTCGGCCAGGGCGTTGTCGCGCGGGTTGAGCACGGCGCCCTGCAGCGGGCCGTCCATCACGATGCGCACCTGGGCCGGCTTGCGGTACTGGCACTCGATGAGCTTGACCCGGCGGCGCCTGGCGTCGGCCAGTTGCCCAACCCCGGCGGCGTAGATCGTGCCCGTTTTGAGTTGCTGCAGATCCTGGGCCGTGTACCACGTCTCCTCCTCCCACCCGTCGGTGGTGAGGTGGGTGCCCTCCTCGACGGCCTCGCGGATCGCCGTGGCGCGGTCGGGGAACATCAGCAGCGCGATGTCCTCGTCCACCCAGCGCCAGCGGAACAGGTAGCGCGCGTCGGACAGGTCATGCTCGTAGGCCGACGAATCCCACAGCACCTGGCGCCAGTCCTCGTACTTGGAGTACAGGATGTCCTGCGTCGGGTCGTCGCGCACGCCGTCGTCCATCCAGCCCACGCCGCTCTTGATCGCATCCGCGAACGCCCGGCTGCGCAGGAACTGCACCCGGTTGATGTCGCTGACGTACTTCAAGACCTTGGTCTTCACGTCGGCCAGCTCGATGTCGTCCTCGGTGCGGGGAAGCACGCGCCAGTCCACGCGCGACCGGCGCTCGGTGCCGATCAGCCAGTCGACCATCGGCGCCACTTCGTTGTAGACCAGCGGCATCTGGCCGCGCTCGCGCAGCGTCGCGGCGTCCTCGGGATCCCACTGCAGGTTGTCGTAGAAGTCGCAGTCCATCGCCATTTCGAGCCGATTGGCCGACTGCCGATCCTTCTCAAAGTAGTACCACTCGAGCAGTTGCTTGAGCACTGCACGC